AAAAGGATGTGACCGTTTGTAGTTGTAGGAGCTGAACCGTCATAGGTTACTCGAACGTCTGCTAGTTGTACATCTAGTACAATGTATCGAGTCAAGCTATTGAACGCAGTTCCGAACTGCACAGCAGTATCTGCTACCGCAAGGGTTTGGTCCGCCACTCCAGAAGTCGGCTTTGGATATAAGTTGGTTACGAATGAGTTTGCCATAGGACTATTTTACATTAAGTGTCAACGACTTTGGTGGTTGACGTAAGTTGAGAATTTTTTAGTTATTGTATTTTTGTTTACGAAATTATCCAATTTGAATAATTCACGATCAAGCATTTTGTCAGCTGACTGTTCAGCTATTACTGCTTTTTCTGTTTGGCCGTCTCCGGTGTAAAAATCTGAAAGCACTGAATATACTATGTAGTCAAAAAACTCAGCGGGTACGTCCGTGCTTGTTTCATCAAAGGTAGAGCTGTACGCTTTTTTATAAGTTACGAATAATGTTTCTTGAGAATTGCTGGATACATTTAAAATATTAGCACCCTCTGCATCTACATAAAAATCAAACTCACGTGCTGAGTTCTCTAAGAAAGCCTTATTTCTGTGAATCCTAATAAATAAACCTATAGAGTTTTTATTAGTTTCAGAAAAAGGTATTAAACTTCTTTCCGTTACCGAAAAAGCTCCACTATTATTATTAGTCCAAATTAAAACATCATAAGCGTTATTCTTTTTTTCTTGATCTTGCTCTTCATTTCTTAATACACCTCCGCTTACGCTATAAGTTCCGGAGGCAGCCAATGAAGCTGTAGACCCAGAACTTACCTTCCAAGTATTACTTGTGTTATCTCTAAATACGTGAACTGTAGAGGTTGTTACACCTTGATATACATTAAATCCGGATGTATCTTGACCTAGTATTACATAGTTTTGATTAACTGTACTAACAGTTGAATTAACGATATTTAAAGCATAAAGACTTCTTTCTTCGGAAGCTACTAAGTACCTAGTCCAAGAAGGTGAAGAATCATAAGCTCTCCGAACAGCCCTATTTAAGGACTGCTCGAAGAAGAAATGATCCATTTCGGTCATACTTTCTAAGCCGGCAACTGCTTGGAAAGATTTACGGACATTAACTAAACTAACATCTGAAGGCATACTTCAATTATTGAACGTTGTTGTCGAGAATTTGCTCAGTAGCATTTAATGGGGATCCACCAGCTTGTATGTTGTGACGGCGGAACTGAGTTTGTGGTCTGTACTGAAGAACATCGTGGCGGAACTGACGGCTTTGATTACGAACGATGTCAATCTCTTGACGTAGTATAATCTCGGCATTTTGATCTTCTACTTGTGCTTTTGTAGTTTGACCGTCTCCACGCAAGAAGTCTGCGTAAGCACCGAATGCCATATACTCAAAGAATCTAAATGGAATATTTCCATTGTCTCCACTGTCATTTCCAAATAATCCAGATGTAAATGATCCATCCTTAATTACATCTTCTACATCTTTGCGGTAAGTAACAAAAACTGCTAATCCGTTTAAGATTGTAGGGCTTAAAATTTTTACAGCAATATCTCCGGTGTGTGGATTATTCCCGGAGGCTAACATACTAACATAAGTATATTCCTCTGGATATAAAGTATCAGTTGGATCAGTCTTATGAATACGGAACACTGTATCAGCATTATTAGCTAAATCTTTATTACCACCGTAAGTAATGATTTGATTATCGTCAGATGTTGCCATTGATACTTGTTCTCCGATGAGCGTAAACTCATACCAAGGATAACGTTGATATGCTGTTCTGAAACGTCTATTAATTGCTTGTCTGAAAAAGGCTTCGTCCGTTGTTTCCAAGGATTGCAAGCCCGCTATTGATTTAAATCTTTCTTTAAGATTTGTGTATGATTCTGTTGGGTATGTTGCCATTATATATATTTGTTAGTTTTTTTAAATTTGATTTGGACTAAGTTCCGGGAACTTTTTGTTGTAGTACTTCAAGAACTCCTTGGAGTGCACTTGGTCGTGTCCGTATTTTTTAGTTAATCTAAAGAAGTCCCTAGCCGGAATAGTAGCCACTGGTCTACCTAATGTAGGGTGGCACTTACCTCTAAGATCTTTAGCTTCTTTTTGTGCTTGAGCTACACGTAGGTGCTCTGTTTCTTTTTCCAATTTAAAACCACTCTTGATTTCAGCCAAGAATGCCGCGTCGATTTCACCGTCCGTGAAACTTCTAGGTATGTCTGTGATAATATCCATAAGTAATTTAAAGTTAAAAAAAAGTAGCTGAGGGTCACATTGCGTGACCCCCAACCAAATTTAAGTGTTAAGCCTTTGAGAATCTCATTGGGTCGAATACACGAACTCCAATAATAACTTCTCCAGCTGTTAAGTTAGCTACTGTTCCACCGAACTTGTAGATAAGATTCGTAGCAGCGGCACCACCAGATCCGGCAACTGGATCAGCTCCAGCTTTAGATGTAGTGTTTCCATCAGCTTGAATGAAATCTGTTCCAGTGTTGTACAGAGTTGCACCAGCATTAGCGTCGAGGTCGAAGCTGTCGATAAGAGTATCATCGTTAGTTCCGGTTCCAACTTCTAGTGTGATGTCACTAGCTCCAACAAGAGCTACTGATTCAACAGCGAAAGCAACGTCAACTGCACCACCAGCTGGGATAGAACCCCAGATAGTTTGGTTAGTAGATGCTGCAACGATGTCCGCTGCTGATAATGTAAGAACGTGAGTAAAATCTCCCGCTGATTCGTTTACAGTTAATTTTGACATAATGTTATATTTCTCCTTGGTTAATGATTAAGAGATTGCTTGAATATAACCGTGTGCTCCGGGGTGGTATACACCTAGAGTTAAGGAAGCATCAACATATCCACGCTCACCACCACCCATATTAGGGAGACGAGTTGAACCTAATGGAATTAACTCGTGAACACCGTAGTATTCTGGGTTAACTAAGTATCCAGCACCGTTTGCTGTACCACCAGTTACTGCTGGCATACAATCCGGGTTACCGTTTACTACTGAAACAATACCGTGATCTGATTGATATAAGTCAACAGATAGTTTGATAGCTGATTCATTACCGTTGTAGTTCATTGAACGAACGTCATTGGCTGCACCACTACGAGCGAAGTCAGAGATTTCGTTACGAAGAGCTGTGTCAGCAACAAGCATAAGGTCGTTCACAGTTCCAGTTTCACGATAGATCGAAGAGATCATTGTGTTAAGAACAGTTTCTGTGAATGCAGTACCAGTAGCATTGATTGAAGCAGCTGGAGTACGGAATGTAGCTGGAACATCAGCTGGACCAGCGGAATCAATCCAGTCACCTAGACCACGTAAACCGTAAGATGTACCAGCACCGTTTTCAACAGAGCGGTCTTGAGTACCAGCGAGGGTAGCTTCAATGTCGCGTTTGATTTCACGGATTGCTTTAGCTTCTGCTTGGGCGATCTTAGCTGGACCTACTGAATCAACAGCCTCTTGGAGGTCTGATACCATATAGTCCCGACGGAATTTTTGTGTGTAGTTACCTAGACGAGCACGTCCAGAGAATTTGTCAGTGAACGCTTGTACGTCAGCTCCTTCAGCAACACCAGCAGTTGATGGTGCACTTAGGCTGTCGACAGTCCACTCAACAAATGTTGAGCTAGCTTTCTGCTTAGAAGCAGAAGAAAGGATCGGAGTTTCTTCGGGAGCAAGAATTGACAAAACATCAGTCAAGTCTTCTCTGTTGGAAACACCAGATCCCGGATTAGTTGTATCGAATGTATTTGAGAATGACATCGTATATTATAATTAGGATTGTTTGTTTTTTAATTGTAGAGTTCTGAGAGCTATGAAATCACTCTTGTTGCCAGACTGTCTAAATTGTTGGTTAAAGCTTTTAAGTGCTTTAGCGGACTTTCCCACAGTTTTCTCTGATGTTGATGCAGCACTTACGGCTGTTTTAGGTGGACTTAACTTCGTAGAGGTTGGGCTATTTTTGATGGTTTTCCGTCCGTATATACTATTAGCAGCGTGAGCCATAATATAGTTGAGCTGTGCTCCTATTTCTGGTTCTGCTTTATCTAATAGTTTTTGGAATCGGGAATCACCGACCATAGCTTCATAGTTCTTACGAGTGTCGTTATCCTCTCCTTGTAACCAATCCAACTCTTGTGTAGCTTGTGTATCAAAGGCTTCTTTAAGCTGTTTTGATTGTGCTACTGTTTGGAGTGTTTTCAGTTGAGCCGGTAAGAATTTATCCCTAGCCTTGCGTGCGTTCAATAGGCTTTTACGCACATCAGCTTTGGTAAGCTCTTTTCCTTCTACTTCTGTTACGACATCCTCTGGTCCGTACCCGTCTGCGTTGAACAACATTTCCTCAGCCCACTCTATTACTTCTGTTACTTCTTGAGCTTTTTCTTGCAAACCCTCTAATGAACCTACTGATTCATATGGGTTGTTAGCTACTTGTTGAGTCTCTAATGGATTCTTTGTTTGGAGTTGAGCTTCCATCGCTTTGAGTTTCTCTTCAGCCGCTTTACGCTTTGCTGTAAGTTCCCCAAATCGAGCTACTGCTCTACTGCCTAGCTTTTCGGATAGTTCCTTGAGGTCATCTTCGGACATCTCATCTAGATCTAACTGTGAAAGAACATCGTCGGATACTTCGGATTGCTCCTCTGTTCCCTCTGATTGTTCAGCAACAACTTTTTCGTTGGTTTCTTCCGCATTGCTCTCAACCTCGGCTTCTTCCACTACTTCGTCTGTTGCTTCAACATTGGCTTCCGCTTGTGGAGCTTTCTCCTCTGCTTGGCCTAAGCGACGGTTAATAAAATCCGTCACTGACATATTTGACTGTTCCGCTGCTGTTTCTGTTGTGGGTTCAGCGTCTCCCACTGTGATTTCGTTTGACATAATGTTTCCGCTTGTTTACGACGAGCGTAGTCGATGGTTATATTATATACTATACATCAATAGCATATAATTAAAGTCTATCAGCGTAGCGTACTTGTAGGTTTCGCCAGTCACACATTTGAAGTATTTGGTCGTATGTCAGTATTCGACCCGAGATTTGTTGTATCTCTTCGTTGCTTGCTTTATGCAAGTCCTCTATTGATTCCTCTCTGAGGTCGCTTATGGTATTTAGGAACCGAGCAAAGTGCTCGTGCTGTCCTAACGATTGTAGGTCTTCTTCTAGTGTCATAAATTAATCAGTAAAACCGGTACGCATAATATTAACCATACGAGGTCCGCGGTCTTTTACTTGGTCGAACCATAATGAATCTTGCATTTCGTCCGCAGCTGTATTGTAGTCATTAACATCAAGGGCTGCTTTCATCTTCTTAAACTCTTTTAGTTTATTTAAACCTAGGTTGAAGGACATATCAATAATAGCTACTTGAACATTAGCTGGTCTGGACCGCAAGTTTGGATCAAATTTTATAGCGTCCTTAACTGCTCGTGTAGATGAGTACTTGTAGAGCTCATTTATTTCTCGGGCAGTCAATGACCTAGTACCAGCTTTTAACTCATCTCTGTTTAAGCCCAAGGCATCCAGTGCCGGTTGGTTTGTTTTGTCATTTAAGTTGAATCCAACCGCAATACTTGGATTTCCCTTTGTGTCGTTGTAGACATTGTTACGAATACCTTCATTTAAACTAACGGTCTTAGCTACGAGCTGTGGTACTGAAAGCTGAGATGCTCTCATATCAGCAAACTGACTTCTAGTCATATTTGCCATACTATATTCCTTGTGTTTGGATGTCTCCCATTTGGGCTGGTTGTGTACCGACTCTACCAATCTGAGCATTCTGTGCTTGTTGCATTTGGAAGGTATACTGACCAGCGTACTTCTCGAGACGAGCTCTGAAGGCTTCGTCGGACTGCACCCTAGCAGCAACATCTGGCTGAGAAGTGTACTGCTGAATAACTTGCATAGCCACTTGAGCACCGTTAGGACTCGCTGGCATCTCGATACCCGCAAATATCTTAGCGAGGTCATCAGTTACTTTACGTACAACTTGTTCTTGAGCAGCCTCTGTAGGCTGTAGAATACGATCAGCAAGGACCGGATCGATACTATTAGCAGCTGCATCAAGCAGAGAGTTGATATCAATACGACCACTCCTATCCAACTGAGTAAGGGCAATGAGCTGCTGTAGCTTTTGTTCTTGAGTTTCTGGATCCGAATTGAGGACATCATATGAAATGATTATGTCGTAATTTTCGTCGGGGTCACCCTTATCAAAATTTACGGGGTCCGGCGATCCGGTTACTCTAAAGAAAACTGAGTCCGGTCCAAACCTCTGAAAACATTTATAACACATCTGTAAAACCTCAGCGTTGTGCTGTAAGAACTTGTCGACCAAGAATTGTTTACGCACTTGTGAGATTTGACTTGTTTCATCCAATCCACAGAGTCTGTCCGCTTGGGCTTCCATAGTCTTCTCGATCTCTATGGAACCAACTGGTGATGGTGGTGTTGGAGCGAAGTCCAAGTCTCCCTTTCTGCGGTAAGGTATCATTCTTCCCGGTCCCCAATCTGTTGGTGCTTGACCAACTGGGTGAAGAATCGGAGGTAGTGTAGCTAGGCTGTTTCTATCTATACGTGAATCCCGCTCAACCTTGACTTGATTCTGAATCCCGCGAAGAATGTCTGGGATAGTTTGAGTGTCGTACAACCTCTTGCTATCTTCAGAAAGTTTACTTACAACCACTGGGTAGTCCTCGTAGCCGTTTAATAATTCAAACTTAGCATATCCCGGAGCTTGCTCGTTTCCATCAAACTGTTTGTGGAAGACTGTGCAGTAAATTCCTTCGGATCCGTCCTCTTGGTCAATCAAGCGTTGGTATCCGTAAACTATTTCAATTAACTCATTAGCTTCATAAGCGTTGTCAGTCAATGATGTACTCCTACGTCCTTCTTGCTCTCGTTCGATTGAGTCCACACTTACACCTCTGTAGTGCTCGATAATGTAATCAACAAAGTCCTCGTCCCATCCGTCGGTCATTACTTTGTTTTCAAGCTCTTGAGCTGTGTAGTAAGTTCTCCAAAAACAGTACGGTGCACGCTGTGGGTCCGTAACATATGGAGGGAAGAAGAAGTCACCATCGGGAGCAAGGGTCTTGACCTCGGGGGCATCAATCTGTCTACGAACGATTGGTAGCTCTGCTTCTCCGTTCTTGCGTAATTCCTTGAGGGCTTTCTTAGCTCTCTTCTTTGTTACACCCGGGAATGTTACTTCAAGTAAAGCTGTAAGCTCTTCGTCATTTTCGCCACCTTGGATTAATTCAACAACCTCTGGGGCTGCTTGTGCAATTTGATTTATGTCCAAGCGTTGTAAGAACCTTCTGTCCTCACGGTGCCAACCTACGTATGTAATTAAGATACCGCGTTCTAATAAATAATTCGCACCGAGTTCCATCTCTCTCTTGAGCCTAGGAATGTAACCACTGGATACCATCCACTTCAAGAAGCTGGATACCATCTTGCTTCTAGCCATATCACTGGACTCCACCGGAAACGCTCGAACGTTAGCACGGTTAAGGCTGGACATAAACAAAGATACTAAGCGAGTAATACGCTCATCGATTGTATGAGCCTCCATATCGGCGGCACCCTCCCAAGGGAATGCGTCCGCTCCGTGCTTTCTGTGGTCCCTACTTTTACCAGCCCACCAGTTACGCCTATCGTCGTAGCTTGACCTACATAAATCAAAGTATGATTCTAGCTCTGTGACCGTTTGGTCATACGCGTAACGTAGGGTATTAATGCTTGGTTCCTTACTTACGTACGTAAGTGCTTCTGAATTATTATCACTTTGCATAGTTTAGTATTTATAATATCATACCTATCAACCACGTTGAGGTGTTTTGACCCAGTGGTACTTAGTTTCTGGACCGCTGTTGTCCGTCTCTACGTAGATTACTTTTCCGGGTGTTATCTTCCCCAACATACGTCGCGGTACTTTTACCGGAACCTTCTTGGTTATGTCCTTTAAATAAACCATAACGTACATACGGTTCGGTGCTTGACTGAGAACGGGTCCTCTGTAAAGAACCGGCATTGATATAAGTTCTTCTAGAACTATCTGACCGGCTTCACTAATCCACGTTGCTTTACCCCTTCCGGTAACCATATCTTCTTCTAGCTCTTTAAAAACTAGCTCAAGGCCTTCCTCTATGGAAATGCCGTAATCCTCTACTATTTCTGTTAATCGTTTCTTTGGCATATTAGTACCCTCCTTTTGTTTGCATTGTTGTGTTTAAATTTCTTGAATCTATATGGTCCGGTCCTTCTCCGGAGTTTGCCATACGTAAGTATCGGATCGCGTCAAAGAAATCCTTTAGGGGCTCATCAGCCTTCCCCTTAGAATTGTAATTGATCAAGGAATCAATTAAGTTCCCGCAGTCGCTGTGTATGTAACACAAGGGCTTGTTGGCTTCATCCACCTCTATGTTAGGGTTGTAACTGAACCACTCGTCCAAAGCGGATATACCAACCTCCTCCATACGTCCGTCACTGGGGATGAAGTTCATCCCAAAATCATAGAAGGATGTAAACAAGTCATCGTTGTTCTCATTCTCTCTAGCAAAGTATCTGGAGTCCCCTATTCTTTCTATTACTTGTATGTCCAGCTCTTCCTCAATCTCCTTGAATAGCTCCACGTAGCCCTCTACATTGAAACCCACCTTTTTGGCTGCTGGTCCGAACTTCCACTTTGGGTCTCCAAAAATTGCCCACTCGCCGTATGTATCACGGTCTGGCCACTCTCTTCGGATATAAACTTCATTATCTCGATTAACTCCAGCCCATAGGCTAACATAGTTTCTCGCTCCGGCTGGGTCGACCACTTGATAACAGCTAAATTGGGATTTATCAGATATGTCTGGGAATCTTCTTCCGTGTTTGTTGGGTATTTTGGATAGTACATTTACTTCTGTGTTAAATAAAGGTAAGAGACTCGTCATCGATTTCACGGGCATACCATAAGCACGCACCATTATCTCGTCCTCTGGACGGCCTCTGAGGTCCTTAGCGATACGTTCGTAACCACCGAAGGGGTTCTCGTCGGAATGTAAGTAGATTACACCAGCGTCCCGATCTGGGCTGTATTGCTCAATCGGTAATTGTTTGTTCTTTAATAACTCAGCCTCTCTTGTCTTTATGGTCTCAGCCCCCTTCAAGTAATCAGCAATGAAGGGAGTGTAACCATCAATGGGTGTAAACCCAATTACCATCTTAGCATCTCTAGTAGCTAAACGGAATCGTAAGGTGTTTACCAAAGCAGCGTCCCCTAAGTACTCATCCAACCAAGCACCGATGTTAATCGTCTTGGGCTTCTTGAAGCCGAACTCAAAACCCTCAAGGATTGTCTGATTGTTGCTGTACTGCGTATAGGTCTTGAAGTCCACCCGTGTTCTAGTGTCCGGGAAGATAAAGGACTGACCAGTAAAACCGTTCTGCATACTGAAGTTTATGTACCCCTCTATACTTTTTGTCTTCTTCCGGAACTCTTTGGGCATCATCTCCCACACAGCAGCTTGCTGTACCTTAATACTAGTGTCCGCATTTTGACTGAAACAAACAACGTGCCCGTCCTCGTTGTCCATAACTGCTTGCATAACCATTTTTGCACACCCAGTGGTCTTACCACTTCTGTTACCACCTAGAACCAAGCACTCGTTTTTCTCACCTAGGCTACTCTGCATACGCTCCCATCCCGGTAGGTCAAAACCGTAACGTACTGGGTCCTCCTCAGATGCTTGTAAGCGTCCCTCGTGGGATAGATACAATGCCTCCAACAACTTGGGGTCCTTCTCCGCAAGGAGAACTATCTCCTCGTCAGTAGGGGGCTGTAGAAAAGGATGTGGGGTGAACTTAAGCTCCATAGAACATTACTCCTTCTCTTCCGGATCCTCCCACCATATGTCCAAAACATCCGCCTCCATCTCACTCTTTGTCTCGTCCACAAGCATCTTTCCTACCCTATGATTCGTGTAGTCATAGAATAAGTTACCACTGTCATCCATAACTATAAACATATAGTTACTGAAGTGCTCGCCCAAGTTTCCTCGAACGCGGTCAAACAAATCATCATAGTTGGGATCAATCATCAAAGAAATCGCTTGTTACCTTTAAGTTCTCTATCTTTACTATACATCCCTTGGGGATAACTATCTTGTCCGCAAGCTCTATACCATCCTCATAGAATCCAGTATATAACCTCAAGTACTCATCGGTGTCCTCTTGTATCCAACCCACTGACCAACTATCGCAAGGAACTATGTCCTCCTCAGTATGTAAGTCCGCAACTATGTCCTTCCAAGTGACCTTAACTAACTTCATCGTCGTTTCCATTGATATCTATTGCCTCCGCTTGTTTCATATTATCCAGTCTCTCTCTGGCTGCTTTTAAAGTATCCTCGTAGTCCTCTTGGGTCACTACCTTACGCTCCTCGGTAATCTGACTGGCCTCTCCCCTAGTAGTCATAGTTTCGCGGAATGCGTTAGCCTTAGCTATGCTCAACTCCTTTAAGTCCCGGAATGTGATCTCCATCTCGGGGTCGTTCTCCATTCGGTCCCGTACCCTCTCAACCAAGTCCTCCTCCAATGAACTGAGGTTCATATAGTTCTTGGCACTGATCTTACCCGCTAAGTCCCGGAGCTTGCCCAAGTGGTCGGCGTAGTCCACAAGCACTTGTATTACTGTACTCCTTTGTATCTTGTGCTTCTTTACTATATGCGTCTGGCTCTTGCCTATGCTGTACATATACAGTATCTGAGCCACCTTCATAGGGTTGTGCCGACTTAGACTCTTGATACTCTGCAACTCCTTGTCGTCAGCCACCTCGCGGATCGCTGCTTGTATCTCGGTCTTTAGTTTCTCCTCTTCAGTCATCTTGAGTGTGTTATTTTTTTAAGGGCTGATTTATGTAATCGTGACTAGCAGTAACCGCCGACTCGCGACCGCCCCGCCCCACTGTACAAATGTTCACTAGTGTACATATGTTCACTACTATTAGTTTTTCTAATGCCGGTTTAATATAAGTATTGCTAATAATACATCTACTATAAGAGTTTCTAATACTATTTGTCAAATAAGTTTTGCTTATACTGTGAATTAATTAGTTTTTCTTATCGTTTTAGATATATTAGCAAAGCTAATTTAAGGGATTATTTGAGAATTAATCTGGTTTCAATATTTTGGATAAAGTATTCAAAATGATGGATTTATAAAATGGCCGTATTTTGATATAATGATCTCGAATTAAATTAATAACCTAAATAAATAAATATATGAACATAGAAAAGAAAAACCAAAAATTCAAAGCCGATTCTCTTATCGAGATTCTTGAAACAAAAGGATTCAAAGGCTTCCTTAATTCAACAAGTAGAAATGATTTAACCGAATCAATATTTAATGAAGAGTTAGAGTTACAAATATTTTTACCTAATTCTTTAAATGATGATTGGGAAAATGAAGAATGGAATAAATTCAAAATAAAAGAAAATTTTGTTTTTGACAAAACTTCATCTAACATAGTTCATATTATTAAAAATATGGGTTACGATTTTGAGTAAAAAGGCTAATAAGATTCACCGGTTTACCGGTGAGTCGACTTCAGCTTTTTAACACTAACCTAAAATAAATAAATATGAAAAACCAATTCAAAAGAGCAGTTACAAAAATCACCGATCAAGAAATTTATGATAATCTTGAATCGTGGTATAAATCCGCCACGCGGTCCAATCGTAAAGCCGGTAAATCTTGGTATAAAGACGCACAGTCCTTCTGTAAAGATACCGCCAAAAAATATAATCTAGATTCTTACATCGTTGCCAGTGTAGTAAGTGCTTTATCTCCTAATAACAAATGGAAAAGAAATAAAATTGACGCCGAAGCTTTAATTGGCTGTTTCGCTTGTGGTAAATTTACAGAGAAGGAAATAATGGAAAATGTTAAAGTTTGTACTTATGATGCAAACAAGTTGAAAGCTTGGAAAATATTAAGAGAGGGAAAAAAGATAAGCTCTCAATCTCCGAAAACTCACGCGTTTGCAATGAATGTCGGTCTATTGTCCGCGAGTCATATAACAGTTGATAAATGGCATCTAAGAGCGTGCGTTTGTATTCCTAACGATGGGATAGTTGACGCGGTAGAAAGTTGCACAGCGTTACAATATCGACGCATTGAAGCAATCACAGCTAAGCTTGCGAAAAGGTACAGATTGAAAGGATATCAATTGCAAGCAATAATCTGGGTAGCCATCAAAGAAAGTTGGAATAGATAGTTTATTAAAGGTTAATAAGGTTCACCGGTTGCCCGGTGCTGGTGGACCGCATTTAATTTTTAACTAACAATAAATAAATAAATATGAATAAATTAAAATATAATCCTAAAGAGGAATTTAAAAATGCAATGTCATTAAATAATATGAAAGTGTTATTTGATTATGAAGAGGGAAAGCTTGATGAAATACAAAGCTTATTGCTTTTTTCAGAGCTACTCAAAAGCGGTATAGTCTGGCAGTTACAAGGTCATTATGAACGAACCGCTAAAGCATTAATAGAAGGCGGATTTTTAACCTTTACCGGGGAAGTAATACAATGAATAAAGAAAGAGAAAATAAAAGAAGATTGGAATTGAGCAGCTTAGTAGCTGGCGGCGAAAAGACATATAAAGAAGCCTTGCTTCTTGTCGGATCATTCGCTTTAATAATCGCAGTAACAATAATAACAATACTAATAAAATAAAATTATGATAGGAATAAAAGCACCAAATACATACACAGTAGAATGGAAAGAGCTTGTAACATACAAGCTAGAAGTTGAAGCGGACTCTATAGAAGAAGCCATTGAAGAAGCAGAAATGCAAGTAGACCACGATAATAATTTAATAGACGCAGATTACTGGGATGGCTCTAGAATAATAGAAGAAATCAAAGAGGGCGAAATTGAAGAAGACCCAGATAGAGACAGATAAACTATGACACATATGAAAGACATAATCAAAAAAGCCATAGAGGCGAACCTAACTACAGAGGAATACATCCAAGCGATGGACGAAGCACACGAACACTTTGACGCAATCCAAGAAAGACAAATAGATAAAGACTTTCATAATGAGATTGTGACAGAGGGACGTGTTTACATAACTAATCACAAATACATAAAGGAGTGATTTAAATATTTAAATACAATTATCCTTAAACCCAAGAAGAAGAATGAAGAATATCGAGGCAGCAACGTATCATCTGTTTGAAGTGTTTTACATACGAGCGGATCGGCATTGTTACAGAAGTAATTCTGCCTATTTCGTTGCACTCTTTCACTTCGTTCTCTCTTTATACTCTCAATTATACTTAATCTTAAATTACGTGTCAATAAAAAAATTAACCGGTAATACCCTTGACATTCGTAAGTAACTAATACAGAACATAAATATGAAAGAAAAAAATAAAATACAATTCTACATTTACCCAGACGGATTAGCCGATACAATGGGTCAAGATGAAATAGTGCTGGTTCGGGACAGTCTCGGATCTTTGAATAATAAACACGTTGGGGACTTGGTCAATGGTGACTACTACTGCGAAAGGATTCCCAACCCATTACCGCCGCGAAATGCTGACAAGATATTAGAATACATAGCTAGGAATCAAGTAGGTTTTAGCTACATCAAGAACGAATACAACGAAGTCGTAATTGTTGAAGCATACAAGGGGGATTTGATCCTATGCCAAATGCATTACGAAGAGCCTAAGACAATCATAAGGGATCTTATTGAACCCATAATGGATATGGAGGAACTATAATAAGTATGTATAAACAAGAAGCCGATGAGCATAAAAGCACGCGATCACTAGATGCCTTTGAAGAGGTATTTGAGAAAGCTGAGAAGAACCGCAAGACAATGAGAGAAGGTAAAGAGGCCGTTGATACCTTTAGATTGCTGGGACTGATAAAAGATAAGGACTGCGGCGAACTAAGAAAATGGGATAGGATACCTTAATAAATATGGGAAAAGGAATGGAACCGAAAAAAGGCTACGATCAAAAGAAGTATGACGCAAACTATGATTCTATTGATTGGAGCAAGACAAGAAAGAAAAAGAAGGAGGAAAAGAAATGAGCCACTTCTATACATCAGCTAAGAAGCCACAGTTCTTGGAGGACATTACAACCGCTCCACAAGCACGCAAAATGGGGCGAGCCTATCCGTCCGTTACGACAGTGCTAGGAATTGTTAAAGATGATTTCCTAGATTCCGTTTACCAGCCTAGGAAGCTAGTCGAGTTAGCTAGGGAGCATACCGATTTGCACTATACTAAACTAAAGGATATGGTCTACGGATTTAGACCGCACCCATTTACGGGGAATATGATACCAAGCTCAGAGTTTGGGACGGCCGTTCACAAAAGGATTGAGGATTGGCTAATGATGGGAGAGGGGGACGCTACGGCCTTTGATGATTGGGCGAAACCATTCATTGATTGGGTCAACGATAGCGGTGTGCAAGTCATTGACTGCGAATACATTATATCGGACTCAAGATTTAAGATTGCTGGAAGTGTGGACTTTATCGGTCTAGATAAGGACGAGAAGGTTTTTCTCGCGGATTACAAGTGTCGAAGCTGCGACGGCAAGGGTAAGTTCTACGGCAAGGACTGCAAGCAGTTAGCAATCGAGAGTGTAATGCTAGCTAAAAAATTGAAATTAAATTACAATCCAAAAATTATATCAGTTTGTATTGACACCAACACCGCTGAACACTATCACAAGACTTGGAGCGATAACGAATTTAATCACTACCTAGAATGTGCAAAGCTTTCGGCCAAAGTATATTGGCAAGAGAGAATGCTTAAACCCAAAAAGAAATGAACAATGTGGATACTAACAAAACAAATACAATCAATCACCTCAGTCTCTGCACTGGGTACGAAGGAATCGGAAGAGGACTTAGAGAAGTTCTGCCAAATGTCAGAGAAATCGCTTATGTGGAGATCGAAGCCTTCGCTATTGCGAACTTGGCGAACAAGATGGAAACGGGGAAGCTTCATCAAGCACCTATATACACGAACCTTAAGACCTTCCCTTACAGAAAGTTTCGAGGACAAGTGGACATCATATCTGGAGGATTCCCTTGCCAGCCGTTCTCTCAAGCGGGATCTAGAAAAGCTACCGAGGACCCAAGGCATCTATTCCCATACATCGCCGAAGGCATCAGAGAGTGCCAACCTAGAATTGTTTTCCTCGAAAACGTTGAAGGAATCCTCAGTTGCTGCACTCAAGACGGCGAACCGGTTCTCCAATATGTCCTCCGAACATTGGAAGAGTTGGGTTATAGAGCAACGGCGGGAATATTCTCAGCGGGTGAAGTCGGCTTCCCACATCAGAGAAAAAGAGTCTACATCCTTGGGTTGGCCAACAGCTTCAGTAGCGGGCTGCGTAGAGGGGGGAGTAGCGAAGAATGTAGAGATGAACGAGAAGGGATTCTCGGCAACGAGGGAGAACGGAACGAAGTACGGAGCGAAACTGAGGGATGCAGTAATACACCACGAGAAGAATTGGGCAACTCCATCAACAATGGACAACCTACCAGCAAGGAGTCCCGAAAAGTTAGCGGAAGCAAAGAAGAAGGGTGGTTGCAAGAACCTCCGAGAGGAAGTAGTAAATCCGAAGAACTGGGGAACTCCGAAGGAACAAGACAGTCGAGCGAAAATGGAAGACCGGGGCAAGCACAACTTAGGGGAACAAGTTCAAGGGATGCACAACTTTCCGACACCGACATCGAGGGATTGGAAGGGTGCTTATCCAAAGAAGAACCAAGAGGAAAAACCTCGGAATCTTTTACCGGATGCAGCCGGGGAAAATACCCAGCAAGACCTAATGAAGAGCAACACGAATGGGAAGAGCCAAGGGTTGTTAAAGTTGAACCCAAGCTGGGTGGAGCAACTGATGGGTCTTCCAGTAGGGTGGACAGACTGCGACTTCTCGGAAATGGAGTAGTCCCACAAACTGCAGCCAAAGCCTTTCATACATTAATCAATAGGATTGTATGAACCAATACGAGATTATATATAGGCACTTTGATATGCCCCCGGAATACCGGGGTTACGCACTTAAGTGGGCTAGGGACGAGGCACAAGCCATCAAATACTTAGCACCTAAGAAACCCAACAAGGACGGAATTACACTAAACAAGAAGGGAGCTACGATACAGATACTTGAAGTTAATGAAATCGATAACTAGAAACTGCCTTACTTGTTCAGAAGAATTACCGATGAGTGATTTTTACGAGAACGGATACACCCCAAAAGGAACGCTCAAACACAAGAGCCACTGCAAGAGGTGTTTAAATAAACGAAAGTACGAAAGGTATAAAGCTATTATCAAAGAATACTATAAAGTATTTAGATGCGACCGGTGCGGATATGTTGGAAGCTTCGCACAGTTTGACTGCCACCACATTAACCCCGATAGTAAATTTAAAAACATCTCGGAACTGAAGAGTTATTCAAAGGAAATAATCATAAAAGAATTAGAGAAATGTACACTCTTATGTGCTAACTGCCATAGATTAACCGAACATTATTAATGAAGTACCTACCACAAAGTAAACTCGCCAAATGGCGGAAGGACAATGAGCCAAAAGAATGCCCACTTTTAGGTTACAAAACAGAGAACTGGGTAGTAGACCACGATCACACCAGCGGGCTTGTGAGGGGGGTCGTATCCTCTGAGGGTAATGCACTACTTGGAAGGATAGAAAACGCCTTTAAGAGGCTTTCTCGTGTCGCTAAGGCTACTACCCTACCTAGAATACTCCGTAATATGGCTTCGTATCTCGAGAGGGAGGACACTGGCACCTTACACCCACAAGGATTCCGCCAACTGTGGAAAAGATTTAATTCATTTAATAAAGAGATTCAGCTTGACATACTTAAGAAACTCGGAGTTAATAGGCAACAGATCTCGGAATGTACCAATTCTAAAGAGCGAACAAATCTATATAAGAAACTAATAAAACAATGAATAAAGAAAAAAACATACTGTCCAAAATACAGACAGAACTCAAAGCCCCTAAGGGCCAAACCAATAAGTTCGGAGGATACAAATACAGATCCGCCGAAGATATTCTAGAAGCTATCAAGCCTCTACTAAAAAAATACGAGTGTGACTTAACTATATCTGACGATATGGTAGAGGTCGGAGGTCGGGTTTATGTTCAAGCAACTGCAATGCTATCTTGTGATGGTACAGAGGCGGGCATAATCGGAGAGACATCAGCATTCGCCAGAGAAGCCGAGACTAAAAAGGGTATGGACGATGCACAGATCACCGGGTCTGCTAGTTCTTACGCTCGTAAGTACGCCCTCAATGGACTATTCGCTATTGACGATACTAAAGACGCTGACGCTACCAACAACCACGGCAAGTCAGCAGAAATAAAATCTTATAAAGAAATAACCAAAACTAAACCAAAAACTAGCAAGGCAGTACAAAAAACTGATGCCTTCGCGGACTTAATATAATTATGACAGACTACGATAATAATAACAGAGGGGCACTATTCAAAAACGAAAAGCAAAACGATCGTCAACCAGACTTTCGTGGCCCAATCAACGTTGATGGTAAGGACTATCAATTATCAGCTTGGTTAAAGACAAGCGAGAAAGCCGGGAAATACTTCTCAATCTCAGTCTCTGAGAAGCAAGAAGGTAAAGCCCCAGCATCATCAGCATCCACCGATTCAGCACCGTTTTAATGGCTGGATTACCGGATACGGGATCAAGAACTGCCTTCGATACGGGGGCAGTTCGCGATTCAATGCAAGGCAAGGGATTGCCTAGTATGATACCCACTTGTGCTATTATGGCTATGGCTAAACGCTTCGAGGACGGAGCGACTAAGTACGGCCCAGATAACTGGAGAAAGGGTATCCCTACCTCGCGGTATTGTGACGCAACTTATCGACATCTTATGCAGTGCAGAGATGGAGATATGTCCGAGGATCACTTCGGAGCAGTGCTTTGGAATATCGCTTGTTGGATGTGGACACTTAAAGCTATATCCAAGAATAAGTTACCAAAAGAGTTGGATGATATACAACGATTTGATTAGACGAGGATGCTATATTAGTAACCTATGACTACTAAACTAATCGATCAACTAACAGACGGCGTTGACCTTGCTGTGTACTTACACAGCAAAGTTAATGACAGAGAAGAATTAAATCTAAATGATAGAAGAGATAGCTTGCGGTACTTAGGACAGTGCCTTAAAGCTATGAAAGAACAAATAAATGATGATCGAGAACGAAACAAAGATACCACAGAATGTAGATGCTGAAGAGCGAATACTTGCTTGTTGTCTAGAAGGAGATCGAAGTGATTTCTTTGACAGCATTTCTCATAGAATACAGCCAGAGGATTTCTACCTCTATAAACATAATTTAACTTTTAAGTGCATTAGTTCTATTGCACAAAGAGGCCAACCATTATCAGAAATCTCATTGGTAGAGGAGTTGAAAAGCTCCTCCGCCTTTGATGAGGTTGGTGGAATGGAGATGGTTATGACACTGATGGACAAGGTAACTTCTAGTGTAGAAGCAGTCCATCTAGTAAACTTAGTCAAGGACAAGTCCAGCCTACGTAATATGATACGTGCTTTCAAGGTCGGTATTGAACAAGCCGAGGACGAGAGTGAATCACCGGACTCAATCCGCGGAAGCATAGAGAAGAAGCTCCTTGATTTAGATGCCGGCGGCAAGACTGATATGAGCCTATCCGGGTCTGTAGAAGAACTGCTATCAGAGTTCGAGGATCAAATGAACGGAGAGTACAAGGAGGATGTAGTAAAGACTTTCATTCCCCACTTGGATGAGAAGCTAGGCAACGGAGGTATCGGAGCTGGTGAGGTCGTTGTCATTTCGGCACCTACATCTTGCGGTAAGTCCCAACTTGCCTTGAACATAGCGACTAGAGCCTCTGTCCTAGGTGGTGTAGGATGCGGTATATTTAGCCTAGAGATGCCCCAAAAGCAAGTAGCTAAGAGAATCATTACCCTCAAGTCCGGAATCAATTTAAAGCGTATTAAAGACCGCGTAGCGAAGGAGTCCGATATGGAGTCCGTTCGTAAAGGATGTGAAGCAATTAAGGATATGCCTATGTACAGTATTCACTCCATCAAAAACATTGGGGAGCTATGTTCGCACGCTAGGACAATGGTTCGTAGGCACAAGGTTAAGCTACTAGTTATAGATTATTTACAACTGATTCCATTCGCTAACAAGACTATGTCCAAGAACGATGCAGTCGCTGACATATCGCACACTATCAAACAGTTAGCCCTTGAGTTAAACGTAGGTGTACTACTACTCAGTCAAGTAAACAGAGAGGGAGCTCGCCGAGAGGGTGGTCTAGCCATCTATGACTTGAAGGATTCCGGGGATATTGAGAACGATGCGGACGTTATCATTCTTATGTGGCCAGAAGAAAGTGATATGGAATACTCAAAAGCAGTTGACGGACAAGGATCTTACATTAGATTGAAGTACAACATCGCAAAGAACCGAGAGGGTGAACGTGATGTTAAGGGCAAGTTCAAGTTCTATAATCACAAGGGTTTGTTCGTATGATTTTTTTTGACATAGGTAGTCCTCCTATTAAGACGGTGGTGGGTCTATCATTTCCCTTTCGCCGCCTATGTCATCACTTTATGAAAGAAAAAGAAAGAGCAGTAGCCAGAGCCCTTGAAAGGGTTTACCCCCAGCTAGGTAAATTAGTTGAACCCAAGGACCAATACAGTCCTTTTGATTTCGAGTGCAATCAGTACATAATAGAAGTTAAGTGCAGATCAAAGTTCTATGACCCGTGGTTCATAGAGATGATTAAGTACGACAGCAATATGGACTTGTCCGAAGCTAAAAGTAAGGACTTTCTTTTCTTGACAGAGGTCGGTGGTAAAGCTTATGTTTATAACATAACGAAAATGACAAAGGATAAATTTCCTTTTGATTGGATAATCAAAGACTTACCAAACAGCACAGAATTTAATAAACCAAACTGGTCCGGCAAAGCTATAGGCTACTTGCCAGTTAACAAATCAAAGAAAGTAAAATTATGGAACCCAAGGACAGAAGCATAGAACGAATACAAACTCGCATCAACCTAATCCGGGAGGAGTCTAGGACAGTCTCTTATCGTATAGAGGCCTTAGAGGAAAGACGCAAAGAGCTCCAAGAGCAGAAGAAGAATTTAAAAGATTTACTTAGTAGTATGT